GGTTTACCATATTTGAATGCCTCCATTACACAATGGACATTATGTGTTTCGTGTTCTGGTGGAAATTCACTATATTTTAGTCCAAAATCTAATGCAAATTTCTTTGCGTATTTATCTGCTCCGTCTTTGGCACCACCACTAACAATCTCAACTTCTGGCTCTCTCATTTGTAATTCAAACAAGAAGTTTTGTATCCTTTTCCTATTTGTATATGTTCTACTTCCTATGATTGCTATCTTCATCATCATTTCTCTTTTGTTTTCTTTTAAATTCTCCAGGTAGTTCATCACGATTTACAAATTTATATTTTTCTTGGAAGTCTTTTAATCCCTCTAAAATGCCAGTCTTTGGATTTGAATAAGTATATGCAAATCTATAATATTGCATATAAGGAATATTTAGTTTTGGTTTAAGTTTTTCCTGAAGACTGTTTGGTCTAATGTCATACCAAATGAAATGGTTTTGGTCATCAAATGGTTCTGGGTGAATACTTATTTTTGTTCCGTGTTCACCTGATGCTTTCCAATACACAATGAATTGTTCCAATGTATTTAAATCTACAACTTCTGTTTCTCTATCATACCAAAGATATAAAGGAAAATTAATACCCTTTAAATATGGTAATTGTTTTATACGCATCAATTCCTGAAAAACATCATTTTCAAAATCTGTTGCTAAAAAATCTGTTACTTTTAATCTTAAACTTGGTGTTATCATTATAAGTCCTTACAGCTTCTACACTTTTTGTGTTTTTCACATTTTTCATAATCGTGTGAGATGATTTTACCTTTGTCATCAAAACACTCGTCAATAAATTCCTGTAACCTTTTCATAACTCTATTGATACTCGGTTTACCACTTGCTGGCGTAAATGCCTGTAATCTTTTCTGTGGATAAATTATATTTTCATATAATCTTCTCTTTAATATTAAATATTCAACATCTATTTTATCTATTGATATTTCTAATTGTTTTGATAGAAAATATTTATACAATAATAACTGATTGGTTTTGTTCTTATCAGCTTTCATATACTTATTCCAACCCATAGTAGATGATTTAATATCAATGATTTTAATACGGCCTGTTTTCTTCTCGTGTAAAACAACGTCCATATAACCAACAAATTTCATTTGTTCTGTTACATCATAATTTAATTTCATCTCAATACCAACTAATTCTGTTCTTTTCTTTGAAAAATATCCTGTTTTCTTTTTTAGAAACTCATTAATAATATTTATGCCGTCTTCATAGAACTCTGCCATTTCTTCTTTGGAAACTTCAAACTCATCTCCGTGTCTTTCTTTGGATTGTTTATAGTTCTCTTTCATACGATACATTAGAATTTCGTCTAATGGTAAAGAATCTGCCTCTTTGATTGTTCGTTCATAATAACAAACTAAATATGCCTGAATTGTTTCGTGAATGGCACTACCAAACAATGTGTAGATATTACCTTTAAATGTTTCGGCCTTATCTACATAGTTAAGTTTCCAAGTATATGGACACTTATCCCATTGAGAGAATTGACTATAACTTATTCTAGCCATCGATTACTGCTCTACCTTTCATCTTTTCCCAATCTCTATCCTCACGAACTTGGTCATTTACTTGTTCTACTGCTTCTAATAATCCAAGTGTTTCAAATTCATTGATAATTGCTGCTAAATCTTTTGGTAAACAATGTCCACCAAATCCTAAATCACCATCTGGGCCTGGAACTGCCCAATGTGATTTTCCTAATCTTTCGTCATAAGTCGCATACTCTACAACCTTATCATAATCTAAATCAATACTATCACAAATGTATTTCATTTCATTTGCAAATGATACTTTGGTTGCCAAGAAACAATTAGTAAAATACTTTACCATTTCTGCGTGTTTTGCACCTGTCTTTACAATGGTTGCTTGTGGAAATACTCTTGAATATATTTGTCTTACTTTATTTGTTCCATTTCTTGTTCCACCCAATATAATTCTGTTTTGGTTTTTAAAATCTTCTATGAAATTTGCTTCTGTTAAAAACTCTGGATTAAAAATTACCTTGACTTTTCTATATTTTCTATGTAACTTGTCTGTTGTGCCTGGTGGAACCGTAGATTTAATCACTACAATATGTCCATTTGCTGTTTCATTAATTTCTCTAATAACTTCTTCTACAATTCCTGTATAACAAGTTCCGTCTGGATTCATAGGTGTTGGAACACATACGAATATTACATCTGAATTATCTACTACACCTCTAATACTACTTCGTGTTGATTTAGCTAAATCAAACTTATCATATGTTTCTACATTATAATGTGGTTTAAAACCAGTCTTTAATGCAGTTCCGACATATCCTTGTCCTATTATTCCTATTTGGCCCATTTGCCCCTCGATACTACTTGTGCCATAATTCCATATACCGATATATCATTATAACTATCCACTACTGGTTCATCTTGAACTGAATTTCCGTCATCTCTCATCAATAGAGTTTTGATTCTTTCAGTCTTGTCTTGTATTCTGAACCATAACCCCAATAATGATAACTTAATATCTTCTTTGGTTTTCAACAACGAACCAACTGCCACATTTTGTGGGCCGTAGTCGTGTTGTTTTCTTAAGAACAATTCATATTGTTCTGATTGTATTTGTAGAAACTCTGCCGTCATCTCTGGATACTTATGTTCCATATATTTTACGACATCTTGTGTGTCTACCATTTCTTTTTCATACTCACTTGTTCTCAATCCAAGATTTTCTTTCTCTTGTGTCGGGTCATATTCTTGTCCGACATCATCAATAACTTTTGTTGGTGCGTCTTTAATCGCCATTATTTACTCCATACTTTTTTTAATTGTTTTTCTTCTATACCATATTTGGATAAGATTGAATTTACAACATCTTTACCCATAATGTCAAGCGTTTTCTCTATATTTTCTGAACTATCTTCAAAATAATCACATAAATATTCCATAGCCCATTTCTCAATCTTTGATTTCTTTTTAGATTTCAATCCACTCTGGTTTCATTGATAAAAATCTATGCACCATATAATTGTTCCAAGTCTTTTTATCTGCATCAGTTATGTTCTCCCAATAATGTTGGTTTTGAACATTAGTAATTTGTTTTATGTGGTCAAATAGTGTTTTTGTTTTCATAGTGAATAACCTTTAGATATAAATAAATAGTTCATAGCAATCTCAAAATGTAAATTATTTAGTATTGATTTGTCATTGGAACTCTTGGAATTGAAATCTTGTGTTTTTTATAATCTGTGCTATCTAAATAAAGTTCATTGACTTCATCAGAAAATTTATACTTGTTTACATTATCTTTAATCTGAACAATATTTTTTGCTACAAAATCTAAATTATCTGTATTATCAAATAATTGTTTATCCTCTTTCCCAATTTTAAAGTCAAATCCAAAGTCAAGTTTAAAATCATCACCATTAGAATTTAGTGAAAAATTTAAATTGAAACACGAGTCTTTTAAATCATAACCTTTAAAATCATCTCTAACTATAAAATCAATATTTAATTTATTGGTTATGTTTACCATTACCCAAGCAAACCCTTTAATTGTTTTAGTAATTTCATTCTCAATAATATCAACGGTATTATTTTGTTCCGTAGATAATAAAAAATCCTTATTAAATATAGTATTATCTATTTTATCTTTCAATTCTACATCAATAGTATTAAATTGTAAATCTTTCTCCCTTAATCTTGCTCTATAATATGGTGGTTTTCCACCTTGCTCTTTTGTTTTTGCATATGAAAATTCATCACCGATTAAATCCTCTCCCTCTTTTGTAAATTTAAAAGCTTTTAACAAAACCTCAATTAAAAATGCTCTTAAATGTCTAATCATCAATATATTTTTATAATCATTAGAAGTCCAAGCGTTTAAAATTGTTTTTTCCTTTGAAACATCAAAGTCATCTCTATGAATATCCAATGGTGTATGATTTAAAATATCTGTTGATTGCATTAAATTGATAACTCCATTATTTTGAAAGTATTTATGATTATCATATAAAAATTTTAATTGTAAAATAAAATCCATATAATTTTCTTTGGGATATCCGGGTATATAATTTGCAACATAAAATACATTACTCTCATAAGCTGATTTTAGAAAATGACTGACATCATCAGAAGTTTGTCCTTTTTCCATCAATGCCAGTATCTTGTTAACACCATTTTCTACCCCAACATTCATATAGTTCAATCCTACATTAACTGCTTTTGTTAACAATTCTCCGTCAAGTTTCTTGTGTGTTCTGAAATGTCCACCCCAATACATTTTTGGTATTGTTCCATTGTCCATTTCTGTTTCTAATTTTTCTACCAACAACTTAAAATTTTTCATTGAACCATTAATTAAAGAATCTGTAAACCAAAAGTTATTAATGCCAGTTTGTTCAGTCAATCCTTTCATCTCATCAACAATTTTTTCATTGTTTTTTGTTCTATACAATCTTGTTTCACTACAAAACGAACATTTAAAAGTGCAACCTCTTGAAGTTTGCATTGGTAATTGTAATTCTGTATCAAAAGCTTCTGTTAATTTTTTGAACTCATCTATGATTTCTTTATCCCAACTTGGTATTTCTAATTCATTTAGATTTTGTGGTAATACACCACCATTGAATACTGGCTTTCTACCACTACGACCTTTTTTTAATACCGTAGGAAAACTTGGTGATATTT